TCAGTGATGGCTGCATCTCTTGGAATGCTGGCAAAGGAAAATACCCGGCCTCATCCGTTAGAATTATGGGAGTATGCAAACCAATAAGATTTGCACCGGTACCAGATTGTCCGGCTATACGACACAATAAAGATGCATGATTCAGCAGAGTTATTTTATAATCAGAGCTGTTGATACCAGCTCCCTTATCTATAAAATTCTTCAAAAATGAGTTTGATCTAAACTGTCGAACTATGTTTGTAAAGACCGGTTCTAGATGTACCTTACTAGGTACTGCATATAAAATATAGTCCTCTGGAAATACTCTAAAGATGAGCATCCATATTACTATGGATGATAAACTTACCGTTTTTCCAGTAGCCCTTGCCGTACAAATAGATACATGATCATGAAAATCGCATATCATTTCTTTCTGATATGACGTAAAACTAAACTCCTCGTCTAACCCATCAATCTTATCTACATTATAAATAAATTCCGGACAAAACACCGGATGACGGAGTACCTCAAACAATGCCATTTCATCTTGTGATGGTTTTACTTTGATTGCCAATTGTTAGGTGCTCCCCAGATTTTCATTAAGTAGTACCATAAACTTATCAATAAATAAATCATTGCGCCAGTCTACCCTCATCCTATCTATTCCAGGAAGTGTGGATGTACTTAGTTGCATATAATCTTGCTCTGGATAGTAGCTAATGTAGTCTCTCATATGCCGAAACGTATTGCAGCTTGTTATAGCAATTCCTCTACCAGCAGCTATAGCTTGATCTGTGGCGGCTCCAAGTCCAGGTAACTCTCTATAGTACGGAAATACATTCAGAGTGTTCTGAGAACACCACCGTATAAGGTCGTACTTTGACATATAATCATTTGTAATTCTAAGGTCAACATTTTTATCTCTAAACCGTAACAGTCTATTACAGTAGTCTTTTACAAATGGCATTGAGTGTGAATATCCAGTAAAATCACTACTTGTTATATTCATTCTTACAATACAGTCTTGTTTAAGGTGGTTGGCCTGTTGTAAAACCTCTCCAAAATTCTTACCGGGAACCATAAATCCAAAAGTACCAAGTACTGGTACATCAGATAAAATTGGTAGTAAGTCCTTAACCTCCTCTAACGGTCTTGGAAATGGATAATACTTACCCAGCTTTTCTTTCGTTGGATCAATAATCATGTAGGCATCGAATAAGTCTTCTGGCATGAATGGTTTGATTTCAACCAATCCAACCTCCAAAACTATGCCTATTTTTAATCCATCTATACTCTTTATAGTGGAACTGGCTATGGGAAGAGTGCTGTGATGCCAATTAAATAAATAAAAGTCATACCCGCTATAGTTGTATCTATTTGCATCCTCAATAGATATTTCAAGATAATCAATATCGTATTTGTCCGATTTTAGAGCATTAAAAATCATTACCCCGCTCTCATAAATAGAACACCGACCTTTCACTTGATTTATAAATAAACCGCTTATCATTTGGCAAAGTTTTTCCTGAATACTATCGTTGCAAAACTATATTTAAATCCACCCAGTTCAAAATCTGGATCCCCAACCCAACTCGGCTCTCCCACTAAGTAACAATCATTGTTTTCGATTATAGTTCTTAGTCTTACATTAAGATCGTAATTAGTATAGAATCTGAAATCTGGGTATATTAGCGGATCTCCCACCTTATAATCATCTTTAAAATCACAAGTTAAAACGGCTAATCCACCACTATCGAGTACATTACATATATCCTGCATAAACTCATCATCATCTTCTACATGTTCTATTACAGATGTGGAAAATACAATGTCATACAACGCGCTTGTTTTAACAAAATCGTGCAAGCAGATATTATTAACCACTGGATCAATATCAGTGACTGGGACACCTTGTTTTCTTAGGCATTCTGACGCCGTATCATCGAGAGACCCAACACACAGTATAGTAGCACCGGGTCTAGCCTCCAGCTCTCGTCCAATTATCTCTAACATAAATGCTTGCTGAATATTAGCTCTTTCTATCTTCCTACTCATAGTATCTGGACAAAGCTCGAACATCTTTACAATTAACTTTTCATAATGCTTTCTATCTACATCAGTTAGCAATCTGTTCATTTATAAATAACTCCTCTAAATCAGATCTCAATTTATCCGAAGACCACTTCTCACAATACTCCTCTAGTGGGGCTGTACCATAAGACATTATCTCTCGCAGTGACCGCTTATTTATGTTAATGTCATCCTTTATTATGTGCCTAAATGGGATGCTTCCGTCTATTGCTATCGGTCTTTGCACGGATAGTGCGTAGTCCGTAGCACTGGATAACCCATATTGAGGACTATCTTTATACAAAAATACATTAACATCATTCTTAGCTAGAAAATCTAGCATCTCAGTATTATTAACAAGATCATGAGTTATATTAAGTGTAATCCCCGGTTTTGTATTTAAACTTCGACACTTATCTGCCATCTGATATACCATTTCTTTTTTTGGATCACAAAATGGAGACCACGACATATGCAAATTTAGTACCGCGTTATCAAACTCCCTATTTACCATAGTAGTTATTGTGTCAAATCCCTTATTCCAACTACTTACGAATCCAAAACTTCCTATGGTTGGGATCTTATTTTTTGGGTGCATATTTCTATACTCAAATAACGGTCTAGGTAGTCCAATACATTTTTCTGGCACCACCTGATTAACTGAATCTATCACTCCATTAGTCGGGCAGTTCTCCCCAAAAAATAAGTATTTATCATAATACTGCCTCACTGGTCGCTCATGAAAAACAAAATAATGCTTTGATCGAGATATAATATTCAAATCAGGAGGAAGCCACCCCATTGTAGTATGGTACCAGTTAAACAAAGTAAAATCTGGATCAATCAACCTCTGCCAGGTAATGTACTCATCAAACGAGTTTACTTCGGCATAAGTATAATCAACTCTGGACGATTTTTTTACTATATCATATAATCGCTTTCCAAATTGATAGATGCCACAATTAGCCACACTGTGGTTTATAATAAGCACTCTTCTCATATAAATAATTTCTCCATTTCTAAAGTAAAGACATTTGTATCCCATATATCATAGTATTTATCTATAGGCCGCGTTCCTCTATTAAGTATCGCTTCAATAGAGTTATTCTCAATAAGAATTTCATCGCTAACAATGTGTCTAAATGCTGTGTGGTTAGTTATCGCAATTGGTCGTTTTACTGATAATGCATAATCTATCGCACTAGATAACCCCACTTGACGATATAGATCATAATAAAAGACATTTATATCATTTCCTGCTAAGAATGTTAAAACTGCGTCATCATCTACAAAGTTTGTATTTATGTTTAGTTTTATATTGGGATTTGTATTATTTTTATTGCAAGCTGAAACAATTTCTGATAATACATTTCCTGGAGTATCACCAAAATATGGGTTAGTCATATGAATATTTAGGATCGCTCTGTCAAACTCATTATTAACTAATTTAACTAGGTCTGGAAATCTTTTATTTAGAAATGCAAATCCAAAGCTACCAATTGTTATCAGATCATTTCTAGGATAAACTCCATTATAGTTATATAGCGGTCTCGGTAGAAGAATTCTTTTGTCCACAGGAACTGCGGTTTGGTCTGGATCCAGACCACCAAAAAAGATGTACTTATCATAGCCCCTCATCATTGAACCATCATGCCACATAAAATAATGTTTTGATCTCTTATTACTGGTTAGATCATCCTCTCTCAGCCAGGGCATTCGATCCCAATGCCAATTGTAGACTATATAATCTGGATCAATCTCGGTTAGGACATTGTAATAGGCCGTTCTGCTACTAATGTGAGTACTAGGATCACCGTATTCTATTTCTCTATAGAAGTATGATATTTTCTGGGATTTAGATGCTAAATCAAAAACTCTTTTGGCAAATTGGTATACGCCACATTCTTTATGGTGGTGATTCAATATTAATACTTTCAAAGTGCCGCTCCTATAATTCTGTCTAAAATTTGAGCTATTTCAGCATTAAAGTTGGCCTGAGAAAATTTAGCATATACTAATTCCAGGGGCTTTACGCCCATACTAATAATCTGTTTAAGCGTTGAATTTTCAATACAAGCTGATGGTACTAAATCATATAAATGTGAGAACATGGGAACTTTAGTTATCGCTATTGGTCTTTTAACTGATAATGCGAGATCTGTAGACCCAGCTATACCATCTGTTTTTGTATCATCATAGAAAAAACAGTTAACGTCATTTCTTGCTAGAAATAATAAAAGTGCTTGGTCAGTCACAAAGTTACTAGTAACAATTAATCTGATTCCTGGCTTAGTAATCTTACTTCTACACCGTAGTATAGTATCTTTGATTAATGCTCCATCTGGATCCCCGTGAATAGATCTAGACATATGAAATCGTATATTGGCGACATTAAATTCCTTATTGACAGCTTCTACAATATAATCAAAACGTTTGTTGGGGAAACCAAATCCAAAGCTGCCTATCGTGGGAATTCTATTTTTAATGAGTGGGCCACGATAATCCAGAGTATATCTAACATCAGTATTGAAAACTCTGTGAGCCATGTCTCGGTCTATGTCAATATTTTTAACCAAGTAGATAAAATAATCGAATCCAACATAGTTATCTTTATACGAGTAACCCTCATGGATTATAGCAACATGTTTAATATGCTTAAACTGATCTAGTATATCTGATGTTAGGTAATAAAGTGTACTGGGATTATAGTTATACAAAACAATTTCTGGATTAATCTCAAGTAAGATGTTTGTAACATCTTCACAACTACCCGTTTCTCTATAAATAAAAGCATACTTCTCAGAATCTTTGAGCACAAATCTTAGCCTCTCTCCCCATTGTTGGAC